CCTAGACCCTCTAAGTCTTGAGCAGTAGACTCACCGACTCCTTGAGCCGCGCCATATCCAGCGCCTACCTTTGCTGCTTGCAAAGCCTTAGCTAGTGTTGTAGCTGTACGAGCCTGACCGCCGGGTATTAAAGCCAATGGCAACGATGAAACGCCTCTAGCTACTTGTGATCCTATAGGATAATCCTCTTCATGCTGCTTAACAGCGCCACGAATGTAGTCACGACCAGACTCATAACCCGGAGTGTATCCCTTTCCTTGTATGGCAGATAACGCACCAGAACCTACTCCAGCGGCTTCATCTAAGAAGCCTAGTGTTGGGCCTTGCAATGCGCTTAAAGCGCCACCAGTGAAGCCTCCAGCCTTTCTACCACTAGCCATAGAGCTAGACTCACCCATAGCCTGATCTGCACGAATGTAGTCAGCTAGTTTTTGTGCTGAGTCAGTATCTCCGGCTGCATGAGCAGCAAGTAGCGCAGCTTTTGCTCTCTCGATGTCTGCCATTATTTCCCCTTTGGTGCGTACATATCCATAATAGATTTTAGTCCCGCATCATTACTAGATTTTGCGCTAAAGTCAGGCTCAGTAAGGTTAAGACCTGCTGCCTTGCCCTTCTTGTAAAGATATTGCGTTATCCCCTTTAAGGAGTTTGCAAACTCTTCTTCTGGCATACCCCTATCCAAAGCTCCGACAGCGGCAGATAGTTTCTTACCTTCAGCATCAGACAGAGCGCCCATTCCTTTAAGAGCAGATACCATTGGCAAGAATGTTTGAGCATTAAATGTCTCTAATTTCGCTGCAAATCCTTTTGCCTCTGTACCGGGAACCATACCCAATATAGAGCTTGCTCCAGTAGCAGCCTTTCTGCCGGGGTGGTTATATAGGTCTACAGCGCCATTCAATACTTCTTGAGTAGATATAGACTTCTGTAAGTTATCTTGAGCTTTTGCAGCATCAACAGCCATATCAGCTTTTGTTGGCAGTCTATCTTGCCTATTCTTCTCTACTTGCTGCCTGTATTCCCTATCTGCATTACTTTGTGCTTGCGCTCTGCCAGCCAGCATATCTTCTCTTGTTTGCGCCCTCTCAGCAGCCCTATTCTCATCCTGCGTTATAGCATTTTGCTGCTCGTACTGCATACGACCAATGTTAGCTATCTGTGGATTGTCGCTTCCTGCTCCACGCAATGCCTGAGCAAGTATCTCTCCGCGTGATCTTGGCGTAGAGATGGTTGCTGGTGTACCGTAATCTCCAGAGCCACCAGAAGGCCCGGCACTAAGTGTAGGCTCAAACCCCTTCTGATAGTCAGCAACCTCACCTCTGCGCCGTTCCTGTTCAGCAACTAACTTCTGTTCGGCATCAGCCTTCTCTTTGGCATACGACTTGTCCATCCGATTCTGTTGATAGCCAGCTAGTAAAGCAGCAGTTAGCTTTGCAACGCCTTGCATTGGGTGTATGTCAGCCTCAATACCTTTATAACTAGCACGTTCAATTGGTGCAGCAGCCTGATCCTGTAGCATTCTGGCGTACTGATTACGCCGATACATATCGGCAACATCTTGTGAATTGAAGTTAATGAATTGGTTATCTGCCATGACTATCTCCTAAAATACTTTAAGAATGCCACCAGCACCCTTTACAGCGCCGCCTAAGCCTTTGCCTAACGAACCTAAGCCCTTCCCTAAGCCCTTACCAATTCCACTCATTGCGTCACCAATACCTGTACCAGCCCTTGTTATATCTCCCATCATTCCGCGCTGTGCTGACATAGGCGCGCTTGGCTTCCATCCCATCTCAGAGCCACCACCACTAGCGTTGTAGCCTTTCATAATTTGCCCAGCCTGTTGCTGCTGTGGAGATAATGCTTCTGTTGGCCTGTTGAAGCGATCCATATCACCATACTGCATTTGTTGGTTAAATGAATCAGAGAGTTGCTGACTACCAGTCTCATCTCCACCAAGACCATACTGCCTAAGTCTTTCAGCTAACTTCATGCGGTTTTGTTGTCCTACTCCAACGACCTGTGGATTAGCCATCTCACCCGGCTGCTGCATCTGGAAATTTACTATTCTGTTTGCCATAACTACCTCATTAACTCAACGATTGGAATGATTGTACCCTTTAATTTGCTCATGTTTAACGCATACTTATCATATAGTTCTGGATGGTTAACTTTAGTCCATTCAACCCTATCTGCTGAGTCCTTCATAAAGCCCGTGCAGTCATAACAGTCAAGGCTTGTATGGTTTAAGCTAAAGTGTTCCGGCAGTTGACCGCGCTGCGTTGCCACAAAGTCTAATACCTGTTTGCCAGTCCACTTTTCTATAGGCTGTATGTACTCAATGCCGTCTAAAACTGCTCCATGCCTAGACTTACCCTTAAATGACTCATCATTACGCTGTCCAAATATTAACTGTGTAATGCCACGTTTTTTAATAGCGCGTGATAAAGGTAATGTTATGTTCTCCATGCAGCAATTTAAGTAGCTCTGTATAAGGACAGGTTTCTCACCAGAAACACTCATGCCATCCAATGTGTTGTTTATTGGCACAATGTCACTAGGTATACCATTAGCGTCAATCTGAGCCTGTTGATCTACATTAATCTCAATGAATTCAACCGCTTCTGCTCTAATCTCTTCTACAAGAGCCATTGTCTCAGGATATGTTTTTCCAGTGTTAACAAAAAACACAATAGGTTTCTTAGCCTTGTATAAATACCAGCAAGCAAGAGAATCTTTACCACCTGAGAAAGCTAGTCCTAGCATTAGAATGCCATCATTCCAGCGCCGCCAAGTGAGCCTAATGTACTCATCATGCCGCCTTGTCCAGCATTTTTAGATTGTTGCTTGAGTGCGTACTGATCCATCTGACCTTGAAACGTATCTTGTACACCCTGATAGATCGGAGCAGCAGCAATATTAGCGCCTTGATAGCCTTGAAACTGTGGCATCTGTATCTGTGATCCACTCATTAAGCCCGTTATCTGGTTCAATGGCTGGTTACGCAGTGCAAGTTGCTGATCTAAGCTCTGTTGCTGTGCAGTATTGCCAAACTGAGCCATACCTAGTTGCTGGTTAAAGTTTTGAGCAGCAGCAGCATTCTGAGCAGTTTGTGCAGCTAATTGATTCTGGTAGTCTTGCTGTAGCGCAGTGTTACCCATGCCAGCATTCTGCAAGGCAGCGTTAAACTGTGATTGTTGCGCTTCATTGCCAAACTGACCACGAGCCTGAGCCTGTCCAAAGCCTTGCTGATTCATCATTGCATCAAGATTGATACCTTGTGCAGCAGCTTGTAGCTCTAAGTCGTTTCTGTTCTGACCCATAGTACGCATTTCATTCTCATAAGCCTCGCCACCAGTGACTAGACCTTGATTAGCAAGACGCTGCCTTGTTGCATTCTCATTCTGTGTTAACTGAGGCTGTAACCTAGACATAATTGCTTGCTGACCAGTCATCCCTGCGTTAACAGGCATTGCGGCTATTCCTGACGTATCTATACCTTGCTGAAAAGTAGGGCCAGCCACAGACCTCTGTGCGCTTCCAGCGTTGTATGTGGCTTGGTTAACTGGTGAAACTGACTCTGCTATGCTTGTATCAATGCCCGGCAGATTAGGATTAAACGGCGTACCTAGTATGGCTTTAGCTTGTGCAACACCTTGCTGACCTAGCTCTGCAAGCGATCTCTCTACACCCTGTTGCGCTCCTAAAGTAGCTTGTGCATCTGGTGTTAGACTCTGACGAATAGTAGGTATATCACCCTCGTAGCTAATAGTCTGACTGCCTAATGGCCCGTAGATGTTAGGATTACCTAACTTTGCTGTAGCCCTAGCTGCCTCTATATTAGCCGCGCCCTGTTGTTGAGCAGCGCCAGCATAGTCTGGTACTGGTGGTGGTGCTGGTGCTTTCTTACCCATACTTGCCTCCTAAAAATTTACATTTATCTTTCAACAGCGTAAAAAATATCATATCACCGTTACTTCTCTTTATTCTGGCTTCTTCAGTGAAGCCCATATTCTTTACTAACTTAATGCTTTTATCGTTCTCTTCAGTGATCGGTACTACTATTTTCTCTACGTTACACACTATAAACGGATAGTTAAATATTGCAGCTATGAATGTCTTATTCATTCGCCCTGCTACTGCAATATGACAGGTAATGGTGGTGTCCATAAAGCTCTCATAGATCACCCCTGCAACTATCTGTCCTTCTCGTTCCAGCCCTATAGCTGATGAATTGCAATGATACGATCCTGTGGTCTGTTCTGCTACCCATACACCAACAGAATCGCCTTGTACTATATGCCAGCCCATCCAGTTTGATAAACTACGTCAGTTGCCGCCCATTCTAATTGCAAGGTCTGAGATGCGCTTTTAAGGTGTATACCGCCGCAATACCCTATCCCTGTAACTCCTTGAAAGTTATTAGTAATCATTAGTCCTTGACCCCATGCTGACGAATCCCATATTCCCGCATCCCATAGCCCATACGAGCTAGGAGAGTAAGACAGTGCTGCTGTAGGGTCAGATACATCGTAGTCAATGTTCATTGAGACTAGGATAGAAGGCAGTCCGTCCGTAAATATAGAAGGTCTAGCTCTAGTAAAGTATTTCTTTACACCACGTTGCTCAAAGTAGTTAAACGCTTGCAGCACGTTAGTATTAATGTCTGTACCGTTATCTGCATAGGTCGAGTCCCAAGCCCTGCCTACTACGCCATTGCCGCCAAAGTAAGGATTATCTCCGAACGATTCCCAGCAGTTGGCTTCCCAGCCTTGAAACTTGCACCAAGACTTTGTAATCGTGTTCATTACATACTGCTCTTGATTGTTACCCTCATCTACAGGCACGTTGACCCATACAGCGTTATTCTTGGCTGAGTAATGTATCTGCCAGCCAAAGTTGTCTGCATACTGTGTAGAAGCGGCAGTAAACGCGCCTTGTATCTTGTTACTCAAAGCGACACGAGGATCGAGCCTAGAGCTTTGTAGTGATGCTGCGAGGGGTATTAATCCATCGTATGTCATAATTAGGATGTCACCACCGTACTTCATGAAGCAGCGATCACCAATCGGAGAGCCTAGCTTCCATACGCCAACCAATGCCCAAGTAGCAGAACTAGCAGGGTCAGTACCACTGAAAACTATGCACTCGCCATTGCTTGTAATAAATACTAGGTTGTCATCAACCCCGTAGCCAGCGTCAATCGTCCATGTAGCTACGTCTGTAATGTGACCGCCAAACTTAGCAATGGTACTTAGATCGAGAACATTAGCTGCTCCACCGACCTGATTAGTTGGCAAGTACCAAGCCTTTAATGATTCCTTTTGCGTAAACCATACCCTGTTCTTGAACAGAGTAATATTATCTAGTGTTGTACTTGTAACGCCTGTTATAGCGATAGGCGATACAGCAGTAATAGAGGCCCATGTAGTGCCATCAAATAGCAATGGAGCGTCTACACCATTGACTAGATATAGATAGCTACCGCCGCCAGTAGTAACATTGATGAACTCCCATCGAGCGTTTGTTAAGCCTACCTTTACAGGCGCACCTACTGCACCAGCAGAAGTAACGTCATATATCTGTGTTCCGGCAATTGCGTACAGCTCCTCACCCGTGCCAGTTGAGTAGTTCATCAAAGTCTCAACCTGACCAGTTATGCCTGTGGCGTGGTTAGAGTACCCACCGCGTAGAACTACGTTTGAATAGGATGGAAAGAAGTTGATTAACTCGACAGCATCGGTAGGTTCCATGTTCGCAATAGAATCACGAGCATTCCAGCCACCTACTGGAGCAGGTACAGAAGCTACTTGTGCAGCGGTCTTTTGTGCTGGAAACATTAGTTAGGATTCCCATACCCTTGA